AAAAGCGAGGCTTCGACAGACTACCGGCAGTCGGGATCTTTTTAGGATCTTTGGTAAAGATATTTGCGAGTCCCGAAAATACAGCGCCACGAGAAAGGTCACGGAGTTCTTTACTCTTATACGGACCTTCAATAGCCGACATGAAGGCTTCCTGACCTTCAGGACGAGTAAGAGCCTTGATGCCTTCCCAAATCCCGTCACCACGGGCAGGTGCAGTAGTAACCGGAGCAACAGCGGGCATCGGCGTTGTGGTCTGCACCGCACCGACTTTTCTCAATTCTTTCATAGCCGCATCAACACTAGCGTTGCCACTAGTTTCGGGCTTGGTCAGATCACCATAATTAAGTAACTCGCTTTCTTTCAGGCCAAGTTGTTCGGCTAACGTCTTTGGAACAGCAGGCCGAGCAGCGGCAGCGGCACGAAGTCCTTCAGTAACCCTTGCACCGCTATAGGCAGTCAAACCTGCCCGCATACCCTTGTCGAAACTTCCTTCAATCAGGCCGGTAGCTGCGCCAACAACAGCGCTAGTCAGGGCAGGCCCCATCTTGTTGCCAAATAGCGACTGCAACCCAGCACCCGCGATAGCAGGAAGTAAGTTCTTCAACCAACCGGCCTCAACCAATCCCGTATTCGGATTAATTGTCAGCGAGCCACCCGTAGCGAGGGCAAGCGACTGTAGACCCTGTACCTCATCGGGGGTCATGTGGACTAGGACCTTATCGTCGCCTCGGCCCTGTGAGGCTAGTAGGGCAGCAAGCCCACCCTGTGGATAACCCTGATTCATAACACCCCCACGGGGTCAAGTTGGCTAAATCGTATCATTTTAGAAACCTATGTTCGATACCCAAGTGACCGTAATGATCACGGATGGGATCTGAGGAATGTTGCCGGATGCAGGGGCGGCGAGCAGGATCACGCTACTATCTGCCGACTGCCAAGCAATCTCAAAATAGTCCTCATTTTGCAGAGTAATCACCCAGTTCCAAGCCGCAACGATCTCGTTGTTAGGACCGTCGATAACTATTTTGGTAGCTGAATGCGCTAAGTTATTCCCATTAACCCGTAGCCATATAAATACGTCACTTGCACCGCCGCCCGTCTTGTCTAACTGAGCCGAGAATTGGATGTTGTACACAGCGGTTTCCGCTACGTATATACGGTTGGTATCTTTACTGACACTAAACGCCGTCTCAGCATCGTCGTAGATGCTATCCACTCGCATCAAATTAACAGCGCCTGCAACCGGATTCGTCTGCGTCGTCGTGTCGTAGAAAGACCCGTGCGGCTTCGGTGCATTAATTGCGTTTGCTATAAGATTGAAGAAAAGACGAAGTACGTTAGCAAATTGATCCTGATACCGACGCTCGTACTCAACCGGAGCAACCGGCAAGTTAGGGGCAGCAATATTGCGGATCTTGTTTGCCATCAGCGGCGTCCGTCTGGTCTAATATCAATACGCATCGCGCCCATCTGCCAAGCGACTCCCAAGTCCGATGAGGTCACACGGAAGGCCATCTGCCTACCCCTGATGCGGGTATAGACTTGTCCGGTATAAAGCTCAATCGGAATAGCCGCAGTCTCCTGCACTGTCGGAGAATCACCCTGCGTATACGGGGTACCCGAGTTCTGCCGCGCCCGTACCGAAAGCGTGACAGCCGGAGTGTTGGACGTAGACCCGTTGAAGTTCATGTCAGGCAGGATGCGCCAGACATATCCGAAGTTATGCCCATCACCGATGTCGAAGTCTGACGACTCAATGTAAGCCTCAATCGGCAGGATCTCCGCAGTTGAGCGGTCGTCGTTACCCACTTCGTGGTTCATAACTTGGTTTGGAACGCTATACACCACAGCACTGTACTGGTCATGAGAGGCCGCAGCGGTGCCGTCATATCCACGAGTACACCCAGTCAACGAGGATGAAGTCTTGCCGGTGTAGAAGATCTTTTCAGAGTCAATCGTCACGACGCCCGAGTTCGGGTATGACGCAGCATTGAGCATCGGGATGATATCTACGGTCGAATTAATCGCGTCCGATATATAAGACTTCTGATGACTGAACGCAGCCATCGGGTACTGACGCAGGGGTGAATCTAACCAGAATCCGCGCTCAAGATTGCCGTAGGCCCAAGTACGCTCAAGGTGGTTGTAGATCACATACCGGTTATTCACGAGGCTGTCTGCAGTGGGGTAGAACCACCAAATCTCGTTATACCCTTCGTTAGTACCGCAAACGATCTGCGCCAACTGATCCGTGTTGATGTTCGTAAAGACGAACTGACGGAGGGTGCAAGGCAGCGTCTCGACACGACCTGAGTATGCGTAAAACTTATCTGTACCCATCCAATAGGTAATGTTGTTTACCGTGATAGCAGCGTTTGGAGACGCGATAGAGATGTTCTCCATCAACAGACTTACGCCCCACACATACGGAGGGCCAAGATACTGCATGGAGAAAAGGGCAGCGTCTGTCCAAACAAGAAGCTCCTGACGAGTATCAATCGCATTGACGATATAGGACCCGTACGAAAGCCGGGTTTCGCCCGATTGGTTTAGCGTAGATGGCACCCAATCAAACGGATTGTCTGCATCCGACCACCGAATCAAAAGCGGGTCGAAGTCTTCCGTGAAGTTGATCGGGTTATACGGATTAGAACCGAACGCAATACAGAAGTTACCCGTACTAGAAGTCGAGACTTGATACGTATTGTTTGGAACGTGACGGCCTGAATAACTAAACGTGTAATTGCCTGACGAACCCGCCGTGGTTGCAGCCGAGATCGGTACAGAAGTACTACCAGCTATGTATGCCGTGGTGACATAAGTTCCCGCCGGGATACCAGTTCCAGAAACTACAGCGCCAGTATCAATACCGGTAGGATCAGTGACCGTAATCGTAGTAACAGCACTAGTAAACGTAGCTGTCGTAGTGTGTTTAGTTACCGTGTTGGCAAAAGCGTTCAGCGTGATGGCACGTGCCCAGAACGAAGTATCTTTTTGCCAATAGAAGATCGGACCCGAGCGAGGGTTAAACAGCAGGTTCTCGTTGTCGTTGTCTTGCGACCACAAGCGGATCTGGGATGCTGTAGTTGAGCCGATACCCCATCCACCGAAGCCCCACGGACCACCACCCCAACCAAGACCGAGTGCAAACACCGCATTACCGGCATTCAACTCAACTGCTGCAGTAACCGCCGCACCGCCACCTGAACCGGTAGAAGTGGCTTCTTGATTTGCACGAATCGTGAACGAAGTACTAGTCGGGGTAGCGATAACTTCAAAGTTACCGTTTAGGGTTACACCATTCACCACGCCACTACCAGATACGCCAGCAAAGGTGACGTAGGTTCCAATACTAATGTTGTGCGGAGCAGATGTAGTTACAACAACTGCATAGCTGTTTAGGGTGGTTGCAAACGGATCAGTCGGTAACGTGAGGTTATCGGCAATCGGAGTGATGTCGTGGTAGATGCCGTACAGTTCTACATAAAACTTCTGGTTGGTACCAACACCGAGAAGATTCTCACTGTCGAAAGTAACCCAGTTAAACAACGAACGGCATGTGCCGCTGTACGTGTACGTAGACTGATTGATCCACCCGCCGATCTTCTCAGGCTGTCCTGAGCGGAAGCGAATCTTGTCGCAAGCGTAGTAGCCACCCTCGTTCTGATACGTGGTGGTTTCGCGGTTTACGCCGGGGGTAAATTGAAGTTTCTGTAGTGGCATCACGCAACCCCTGACAAATACAAAGCACGCTCGTCCATACGGCGCTTAACCAGACCCGGTAGCACTCGTCCGCCACCCTTAGTCCATTTCATGAATTCTTCAGCAGCCGACTCAAACTCGCCCCGGTTGTTCTTCATCCGGAGACCAGACCGCTGAAGATTCCCCAAACCCACGTTGAAAGCGAAGGAAACGAGGCTGTCGAAGCGGCCTTGGCTATTAACAGCATTAGGGCAATATCGGGCCACGCCTCGCTCAAACCGCGCAAGGTCTTTAGCAAGTAGATTGTCCACTTCAGCATCTGACCAAATCCGTGCGTCTTCGGGCTTCAGGGAGAACTGTATCCGATCAGATACAGGTAGTTTTGCCTGCTCCGGATACAGAACGTGGCCGACACCAACCGTCCACAACTTAGCAGGGCACAGGTAAGGTTTTTTCCTTACTCCCTCGTGGTGCTTCACCATCCTGATTGTCTCAGGACTTACCTTCATCCCTTCTTACCGAACGCCTGTGTACCGAACCAAAACGCAATAATGCTGCTCAGAATCAGCATCTCGTCGTCCGAGAACACGTTCTCCATCGCAATCGCAAACGGGATACCGGTGGTGTAGGCATACCAAACACCCGCAATGTTGATAGCAACCAACTCCAATACAAAGATGTACGTCACGACCGGACGGACAGATGCACGGAGGTTAATCATCCATTGCGAAGCGCCTTTGCCGATTTCCATATCGTGCTGATACAGGGCAACGCGTTCTTCAGCCGCCGCTTGGATAGCGATCTGTTCGGTCTTGATCTCTTCGATATTCGCCTGAGCCTGAAAGCCACGAGCAGCCATCTCCAACTCACGCTCCTTCTGCATAGCAAGGATGGCAAGTTCATGCTTCTTATCCTGCCGGTCTTGGAAGACTTGGAGGATCTTAGGTAAGCCACCCGCAAGGAACGAGAGGAAAGTACTGATCATGGTCATCATTTCGCGGCCCTCACAACGTCATCGCCTTTAGTCACAGTCACATGGTCGCCATCAACATCGACTCGCATCGGCATTTCTTTGCGGTCCAACTTGTCGAGTTTGGTAATGAGTTCCTTAATGACAGCAAACTCAGGCTTCTCTTCTTTCTCGGAGGCTCCGGCGATGCCATTCAACATAGAGATAAGCGCGGTCAACGAAGCGCCGAGCAAACCCATAACGGCTGCAATCTTCTCCGAATCCAGAACAAGGCTAGACGCAACACCGATCACCACAATGATCGTGATGTATTTCAAACCGTCCTTGCCAATAGCTTTACCCGCTACGTCCTTTGCAGACGACTGGGCTTCCAGACGGTTGAGTTCCGCCTGAACCTTAGCTTTGAACAGTTCAATATCGGTGGTTTCGTGTTCCATTCTTATCTCCACTTAGGTCCGTCAAACCACGAAGCGATTGAGTAGCGCTTACCGGCTGTTACAGGCAGCGCCGCATGACGTACAAATGAGGGGAAGAAGA